TCTCTCTGGCAACGCCCATTATCAGCTTATCCTGCGATAATAGACTTGCCTGTGCAAGTGTTAGTGCTCCCATTTGCTTATTCCTTTGTTACTCATTTAGTTCCACCACTACTTGCTAATGAGAATTTATTTTCCATGAGTCATCGCGGGTATTCCTTTTTCCGTTTCATCTGCCTCATCAAGTGCAGCACGCATAAAATTCTCATCATCTTTTGGGTCGCCTTTGTCTACACCGCCAGCGCCCCCATCCGCATCACTTCCCGTATTGCCACTTGGCGCAACAAGGTGCGGTCGTGCATCAATGTATTCTGTTAAATATTTATCCAGAGGCATTGGCTTGCCACCATCGCCTACAACGGCGTGACCATCTGGTGTAATCGGAATAATGTTTCCATCATCATCAAACCCGATCTCTTTGTTATATTCTAATACAGCAAATACCTCATCGGGCTTAAGTACCTTAAGATCGGCTAATGCAGAGCCAACCAGTGCTCGTTTGGTTTCCTGTTTGCGCCTCGACACTTCTTTCTCGTTTTCGAGCTTACCATCCTTGATCGCGGTTTCTAATTCGGTGATCTTTGTTTGTAACCCTCCCGTGGCTTTATCAATAGCTGTGTCGATGATTTTCTTTTGTTCGTCATCATCACCCTCAGCAGCCGGAGCGGATTTAAGTTTTTCAGTTAAGTCATTAACCGTATTAGTCAAGGTTGTAATTTGATCATCGTATTCTTTTTTAATTATAAGCCTCAATCCACGAGCTCGGTCATCAATAAGATTATTAAGATCGCTTTGTTTCATTGTAACTATTTTTTTATCTTTGCCATCACCGTCACCATCTCCGTCTCCGTCACCATCTCCATCGCCATCTGCCATTCCTATAAGCGGTAACATGCCTAATAAAGCAAGCCATCCGCTTAATTCTGTGCCTAATAGTTCTACTATCATTTGTCTGCCTCCATTTGGAGTTTGCCATCCTCTCGGATGTATTTATTTGTCCTCACTGTGAGTCTATCCATTTCCTCGTCCTTTTTTACTTATCGCTCTACGCACGATAATTCCTTTAGTCCTTTTAAGCCGTTTAATTCGTGGTTTAGGTTTATCCCAATCCTTAACAGGTCTTAAAACTGATGTAACAAAACATAGATCATGCGGATGTGGTAAAAATGGCAACGAACTCGGAGGATATACGCCCGCTCCTAATCCGAAATCATTTGCGCTCGCAAGGCTATCACATATATCTAATTCAGGATGAGCGGCACTTAGATTCCATTTCAAGCCTAAAATGATCGGACTTCTCGCTGCGCTTCTGCGTTCAGCTTCGTGATAAGCGTTCGCTATTTCTGTGCGTGCTAATCGTTCCGATCTAAATCTTAGGCTACTGCCCAGCCTTCTCATATCGCCTCGTAATCTTCTAAGGTCTTTGCGATCCGCTAAACTTAACGGACTTTTAGCAAAATTTCTTAAAACGCGTGCTGTACTCGCTGCGCTTTGTCCGGTTGAAATAGCTCTCACGATTATACGATTTATCTGTCTTAAAGATTGCTGTCCGAGATTCCACACTCTATTGCTTAGAGTCAATCCATCAGTACCGATTCTTAATAGAATCTCTTGCATAGCTGCTATCGGTATTTGACTGAATGATCTATTAAGACTCAAATTACGAGCCGCCATTGCTTCGACTGTTGCTGTCTCGAATGCTTCTACCGTTTCATCCGTTCCGGTTTGTAATGCCCCGAATAGATTGCCTCGATAACCCGATATATAAGCAGTCATTATTTGCCTTAATTGTGACTGTATATCCTTGCTTCGCCACCATCTAAGACTGAAATCATCTGTTGATGATATTAAACTGCTAAGGTCACTGCTTAATTGATTTAACAATCTGTCAATCTCTTTTCGTTGTGACAGGATCAATCTTGCTCGGCGTACACGATTACGAGCCAATGCACGGTCGAAGTTGCTTTTAATTCTCGGAACTTGTGTAAGTGTAGTCGGCATTTAGTTCACATTCACATGCTCATACCAACTGATCTTTAATTGAGCTTTATTATTGTTCTGATCGGATGTAACTCTCGCTGCATACCGTCTATTCGGTGCTAATATCCACTCGCGTGCCGCCAGATCACCACCTTCACCTTTTGGTACTTCGGTAAAGGTATATGTCGTATCTAATATTGTACCGCCTGCAAGATTTACAGGATTTTTTATTAGATTACCATCTGCGGTGAACAATGCCTGCGCTTGATCTTCTAATAAATCAGAAACATTGACGTTTGTTACGAGCCTATTTCTAATCGGAGCCAACGATCCACTTTGAACATCCCACGTAGGATTTTCAATTATATCTAAATGAGCATCGCCATTAGTTACAAAATCTACTACCATGTGGGCGTGTGTTTCACTATCAGGAGTCTTAAACGCCAATGCAAGAGTATCATTTATCGACATTGATAAATCAACTGCATTAGTTTGGTAAAATTGACCTTGATGGATTTTATGATTCCAAAAATCAACACCCACTAAGCTATTACTGACATTATCAACAATGCTTCGATCCCCATTACTATTCGTAAGCGCTACATATAGAAATCCTCCATTTCTATCAAATACACGCTCTAAAATTTGATCCCTGCCAAGTTCGTTTATTGCTGGTCTTTCGTCTGCCATCATTTCAACCTTTCTTACTTAATTCTTTTCCCACAATGCGGACAAAATCCTTTGCTCGCCATGTTATGTGCCGGTAGTCCTCCCCATAATTCTCCTGCGGGTATTTGTTTAGTTACAACCGCACCCGCTGCGATCTTCGCCCCATTACCTATATTCACGCCTGCTATTAAAATTACTCCCGCGCCGATACTTGCGCCATCACCTACTGTAATGCGTTGCCAGCCCTTTCCATGACTCGGTGGCTTTCTATCGTTTGTGAAAATCACTCCCGGAGCAACAAAGCAATCTTTGCCTATTGTCACTCCGTCAGGAATAAATACTTTGCTTTGTATTCTCGTATTTTCACCGATCATTACATCTTTTGCAATATAACAGTGTGACCCGATTACTACATTATCGCTAATGATCGCTTCAGGATGCACTACGCTATAATCCCATACCTTAAAACTCAAGTTGTAACCTTCTACGGAATACCATGATATATTGTTCATCCGGTGCATTCAGTACAGCCATAAGCTGCCATTTTTTCTGATCGTACATATCTAAGGTTTTTTGCAATCCCTGAATAAGTAAACTTGTCAATACTATATAATCCTTATCGTCCGGTAGTTTTGGTTTACTCCCATTATCTTTGTCCATTATTCCCTCAGTTTAATATCACTATAATCGGCATTACCCATCCGTCTTTTAGGGTAATCCCGACCATTTCTACATTATATTCATATCCCATATCATCTTCTATTACTTCCGTTAAAAAATCAAATACTTCACCGCATTCAGAAAGACTGCTTAATGGCTCTATTATGTTAATCGGATGTAACAGTTTCTTTTTCCTCGTGTTCTATGCGATCTTCCCGGACGCTATCTTTTATCCCTATTCGTTTGTCGATCTCGAATGCTATCTGTTGAACATTACATGCAAACCTCATATATGCTCTATTGCTGTGAGTATCATGCCGAATTGCTGTCATCCAATCGCCCAAGCCCATTGCTAACAAATCCTGATCAACATGATTATCAAATTCATCAGTTAATACTTTATTATATTGATCAATAAAATCCATCTGTCTGAAATGTGGCAATCCATATCGTGAATGTAGTATTGCACTTTGTCCGCTGGGAAATTTAAGATTAGCGTTTACTTCTGATCTCATGCCCCACGTGGTAGATACTTCAACTCCCTTAGCTGTGCCAAATAAATAACATGCCACTGCTATATCGTGGATCATCAATGTCTGAACTACACTTTCATTACGATAATTCCCACCGAGTCGTCTACTTATTAAATTTACGGTCTTGTGATCACGCATTATATTGATCGTTGAATCATAGAGCAACTGAAAGCCGGCTTGATAGATCGCACTTGTCCGAAGCTTCATCAGCTCTTTCAATTGCCAAGCCTGTGTGGCAATCGGTTTCTCACAGTAAACTGCTATGCCACTCTGCATTGCATATTTAGTTATCGGGAAGTGCATCACCGGATCGGTGGTTATCACAATACCGCTTGGTATAGTACCGTTGATTTTACCGTCAATTACGTGCTTATAATCCGATTCAATATCATAAGCTCCGTTAAATGCACCGCATTCTTTTAATATTTTAATATGGTTTTGTGCCCATCTACCGTTACCGATTACTGCTATTGCTAAATCGCTATAATCTCTACCGTTGTCAGCCATTTTATGCCGCCTTTTTGTAAGTTGCGATACTGAATGTATCTTGTGGTTTCGTCATATCTAAATCAAAATGAATATGACGTGGTTTTGGTATACCTCTTTTATTCATAATAATATACAATCTTATACGTCTAAACCCCGCTTTGTACAATCCCTTGCAGATCATAAATACTTTCCACCAGTTATCTGCTTTCACATCTAAGCCCAATCCTTTTGGGTGACTGCTATTCTTTTTGCTACCTAAAGATTTATTGTATTCCGGGCATCGATAACCACTATTCACAACCATGGCGATGCCTGCATAATACCGAGCGAGATTAACTTTTTTCATAAAGTAACCACGCATTTTATTTACTTTACAATGCGGACAAGCAAGCCTCTTTTGGTCTGTCTTACCAGCAAAATAATCTTTTATGTTTGATTCGTTAATTGTCGCTCCTCATGCCATCTTTCCAAGCCGTTAAAGCTTCAACTGCCGTATCATCAACGAGATCGACTAACCATGGTTCACCTATTCGATTCCACCATTTCTTAGTATATTTCCATTTAGCTAAGCCAAGAGTCATAGCAACACCCGCCGGATAGAAAATACTTCTGATAAATAGTTTAATATTATCACGCGGTATTCGCTTCATAATATAGAGTGCCGCAAATCCGAAGATACCGTTTGTTGCAATACTTAAAACTTGCGCCGATACGATTCCACCTAATTTTGCTGCCAATAATTCAAACATTATCTTTCCTCCTTTTTACATAAAGTTTTCAAGTACATACCAAATCAATCCTGCACCGCCGACACCTGTAGCGCCGCCCGCACCTATTGATTTTCTCAATATTCCATCTATTTGTGTTTTTAATTTTGTTATATCTATTGCGTGTGCTATTTCTGATGCTTCATTATCTACATAAAGTTGCGTTACTTTTGGTGTTAATAGTTTAAGGTTGCGGATGGCTTCTTTCATCTCTCCAAATTCTTGCTCGTCAATAGTCATTTTCTAAAATCCAAATCGTTATTTCCTTTCATTCAGTAATTCTAAACCAGTAACAAATCCCAATCCGCCAGAGATCAATGCTGCCTCATCAAGTCTCATATTAATTGCTGTATATTCTTGCTTTTCATTTATTATCTCAAGTTGAATAACATCTTCCGGGTTGCCTTTAGATTTATTATAAATATAGTTTACCCTAATAATCCCCTTTCCCATTCGTATCTGATAACGAGTTTTTGTATATTGTCGTTTCATTTTAAAATCTTTGTTGGCGCTATTGGTCTGCGCAGCGCTCCCAAATTTATACCCTGTCTCATTGCAGTGATCATGCCTGCTGCTTCAAGATAATTTTCCACAACCATATCTCTATCTGCTGGTACATGATTATATATGGTTTTGTTTTCCTTAACAACTATTACAGATATTCTTTTATTATGTGCCTGCACATTCGGAATACCCTTACATCCGTATGGCATCACTATTACATCAAGATCGTTAATGCTCAGTCCAGTATTCACAGTTGGCTGCGGTGCTTTATTCAATCCCTTGAGCACACTAAATAAATATGTATCGCTCAACATTTCGGCTGCGATCCGTGGATCAACTATTTCATTAAATTTAGGTGGATTAGCACCCTCTTGTGGTGCATGTGCAACTGGCTTGCCTATCAATTCCGATACCATGCGTGATGCTATCGCCTCCACACCGCCCCATGGATTTACACCTCCATTGGAAAGGTAATCCAGAGCTACATCATCAGGGCAGTGTACATACGTATGCAGTGCCAGAGCATCAAACTTATAATTATATAATTGCTCAGCTAATTCCTTAACACCGTTTACCAAGCCTCCCGCCGCCCCATGTTCATTTTTGTTAGCGATCATGCTTAGAGGCACATCCAGTGTAACTATCTCGGCATCAATCCCCAGCGTTGCTCGAGCTGCAGATACCGCATTGATAGTTTTCTCATTCACAGGCTTATTGACAACCACCAATATCTTATTTTGGCGTACTTCTTTAAGGTTAATTATGCCATTTAAAAACTTGTCCAACATTCCACCATCCACATATAGCGCGTTGCTTGGCATTTCGTTTATATCAGATGCATTAACCACATTCGGATGTAGAATCAATTTATCGCATACGCTGCCCAGCATCCGAGCCACGGGAGTTGCATCACCGTTATGCCCACCGATTTCACAGCCTATTCCTGTTGGTATGATCATCGCAACAATCATAATCTTGCCACGGTTTTATCATTTACTATTTCACCACCAAAATATCTCAGTGTAAAATCCCTTACGATTTGAGGGTCAAAATCATCGCAACTGAATAGATTTACGTACAGATTCTCAAGATCATCCAGCGCGTGTATCGTTATGCTACTGGTTAAGATAAACTGTACCGCCGTTGTGCCCTTAACATGGGATGGTGCATTTTCTTTTAACTCATCTGGGTAAAACATTCGCCACCAGAGATTGCGCCAGAAACCGTGGTAATCCCAAAAGTTTAGATCACCTTGCTCAACTCCAATTAAGTCGCATAGTTTCCAGTAATATAATTTTATGTCTTTACGATTAAACTTGGATGAATCACATCCGTGTATATCCAATATTAATTCCATGCCATAGCTCATATCATCACCGCTTCAAATGTTCCGATAGTTTCATAACCGCATTTACAGATAGTTATCTTGCCTAATTGTGTATACTTAATTGTAAAATTCACTGCGTTACATATCGGGCATGGATGACGTATTCCCTCTTCCTTGATACCGTGCGCCCATCCGCTACCGATACGAGGATCGTATTTACTTCGTACTGCAAATGGTTTAGACGTTGTACGCCTTACCGCACTACTCGCTTTTAATCGACTCGGTTTAATTAAATTCTTTGTGATAGAGTTTTTTATCAAGTCAATCCTCTGATTGTTGGCTTTTTCTTTTCGATTATATCCTCTATCTTTTCGCTAATGAATTTAGAAGCATCTTCACTCTTTTCAAATACCATTTCCTTGTGATCGAACTTTTGGTTTTCCTTATCATCACTTTCTAAACTCATGCCTACGATGATACCGTTTTCTGCACGCCTGATATTTATACTTTCTAAAAACATTCTTGCCATGTCAATCCTCCTCAATGTCTAATTTATTATTAGTTAATATCGCTGCGAAATTATGTTCATCAAATGTTGCTTTTACGCTTTGCTTAATCTGTTCTCTAATCTTTGCACGCTCTTCAGGTGGTATCTTAGGATCGATCTTCTCTACTAATTTATTAAACACGCGCTCCATCAATGCTTCACTGATAAACAATGAGCTCAATTCACTTGCATCGTCTAAGTCTTTTTCAAGAGTCTTGACATCGAATGTATCGGGATATTCAACTATTATTGATCCGGTCTTATTACCCATCCAATCTAACCATAACTGTGCCGCCCTGTTTTCTCCCTCTTCAAAGTTATCTGCTTTTTGGCTCAGTACCGTACTCGTTTCCATCCAATCGAAAGCTTTACTAATTCCACTTGCAGGCTGTTTGCTGCGTGCTTCAAATCCCGCTTCTAATCGCGCTAACCGATATATCTTTTGTTCGCTGGTTTCGATTTCACGTGCTAAAAATTCCATTGGCGCTGTTGGCGGTGCAAGCCAATCCGGTGGATGGCGTGCCGTATCAGGGAAGTCCATTATGAGAGTTTCACTTATTTCTAATTCACTATTGTTCTCGCCCATTTGTATAGGATTTATTAACATCGGAAAACACGCTCTATATGCGAATTCATCTATCAAACTACCGAGATTGAATATTCTTCGATTCACATAAGCAATATCGTTTATCGCACTCACACCTAAGAATCTACTACGTTGACGTTTCCGGTTATATACAGGCACTAACGGTACTTTGCCTAAATTGTGTTCACCGTGTCCATCAATATTGCCTTCCTCGTTATAACTGATCCAAGCTTCTCGTGTCCATATCTTAAATCTACGATTGAGCCTATTACCTCTTTCTTCGTCAATCGGATTTCTACGAGTATCAGCGCGCTCGACTATCTTAACCCAGAATGGCTCACCGAATCGATCTAACTGCCAATCCCAAATATCCCACGGATAGTACAATGTATAAAACGGTAACAATCCTCGTTCGATCTCATCAGCCGCGCTTGTTGCTTCGCCACGAGGCTTATCAACTAATATAAAACAATGTCCGAGTACCATTGCGGCGGCTTGAAAATCATGCCTGAATTCTACCATGCTATCACCACGCCGATTTACATCTGTGCTAAACTTATCCCAATTAGCAACTTTTGTTGTTTCTGTTATCGGCGCTTGTTTGTTCAGATGACTTATATAAGTATCGATTATCGCACCACAATAATTCAGATAGAACGCACGTCTTATTCTGTCTTTATAAGTACGATCACTTTCACGTTTATGTCTTACAAGATTCGCTCGTTGAAATCCACCGGCTTCAAGAGTGCTTTTCGCTGGTAATATATCTTCGCCGTCAAAATCGAATGTGCCTCTACCACCGTGTATATATTCTTGACCGCCTTCAAAGCTTTGCCAGAAAAATTCCCATTCCCTATGAAAGTGTATATAATCCGGATGCTTCTTTGTTAATGTAGTTAAATCTGGCATTATTTACTCCAGCTTAGCCCTCATCTGCGGGTAAATTCTTATATCCCTTTGCTTTGAAAACAAAATTAAAGACTGCTATTACTTCATCTTTTTGGGGTTTTCTATTAAACTCTTTTTCGTAAATCGAATTGATCTTATCTAAACAATCGCCCATCACATCAGCAGCTTCATCACCGATCATAATATCATTGTTGTTTGCAGCTATATCGCGTTGTCCCGTTTTCGGATCGTTTGTTTTCCACCAGCCCATTTTAAACTCCTTTTTCAATAAATAATATTAGCAACTTCTCTCCCATGCCGTTTCAATCTGTATGCTGTTGTGAATTGCCAGTTAGCCAGAGCCAGAGCTACTACGCTATCATCGTAATATCCCGTTGGCGCTCCATAAGTGTACTTGCCTGTTGGGCTTATCTCGTAATCATAAGCCTCCAACTCACCGATCAACTCAGGTATATCTGGGTAATGGATCAATTTCTCTTCTATTGTGATCGAAAGTGAATTGATTATATCTTCTTTGCTTTGGTGTGTAAACGTAAATCCCTTTGCTCTGATCTGCTTATGTAAGTCCTCGACCACAGCGTTGCCAAGCCCCGTTTTATCTATCAATGCCTGTGCGTTATTATACTTTTTAACGCCGTTCACTATCCGTTTCTTTTGCAATTCCCAGTTGATCCCTGTAAATCGATCAAAGTAAACCAGATCACGGGCACTGTCGATGATCGTTATTACTGTATAGTCATGGCTACGCCCTAAATCAATTCCCGCAAGATATTGCTCCTGCCTTGGTATGTCATTATTAGGATACTTCTTTGCCCATGGGATTGTGTTGATCACACCGCTCTTGTCAAAGATACAAT